TTCAAATGTTAGAAGAACAGAAAGATCTAATAGGTTTATCCAATGAAGATGCTCGTATGGTTATTTCTAACTTTATGGGAAGATTAAATAGAGGATTGAAAGCTGAAGGAGGACGTGCAGGTTTTAGTAAAGGCTCTTCGCTAGAAGAAGAGTATTACGGCAAACAAAAATTAGACTGGATGAAAAATTACCCTGATTTAAGTTGGGAAGACTATTTAAGATATAAAAGCTCTGGTTCTTTTGCTGATGGTGGAAGGATTGGCGGAGGTATTATTGCAGGAAAAGATTTAGGGGATCGGACTGGGTTTGAAGATCCTAATCTTATAAGACGAACTAAGGCTATTAAAAATTTAAATAATAAATGGACCACTGATAGGGTAACAGAGGCGGCAGAGATTTTATATCCTGACCTAGATATAACAGAAATCTTAAGCGATAATGTAAAAAGACGTAAAATAGATACACATTTAACTAAATATGGAAAAGCTTTATCTTCGTTTGATGCCCGTAGTGAGGGTTGGAAAAAAAGACCAAGAGTGGAAGTAACTGATGAAGTAATTAATGAGGTTAGAGAAAATTTAATCAAGAATAAAAAGAAAGTTACTATGGTTAATAATCAATTCATTTTTGCTAATGACAAATTACAGCAAGAATTTCTTGATGACTTGCTTTTAAGATACCAGTACCCTAAAACAAGCGCTGCTGCTACAGCGGCGGGGGTTAAAAGTAATAAACAAATTTTTGAAAAATATTTTAAAGGAACTTATTCAGAAAAAGGAGTTCATGATTTAATTGATCGTTTTAAAAAAACATTGGGGGAGACTTTTGAGAAGCTTCCCGCTGATCAAAAAGATGCACATAAATTAAAAAGACAAGCAAAAGAATTAATATCTCAAGCAGGTAAAAGACTTTCTGGACTTGATGATTTTCCTTCTCACCACTTATTTCCAATAGGAGATGAGTTTGCACATGGAACTCAAGATTTTACAATCATTGATAAAAAAATGAACAGTGACTTATCGGGTTCTAATAAAAAATTAATACCATTAACAGAACAAAGAACTCAATTAGTAAATGATGTAAGCACTGGAAAGATTACTCCTAAAGACTTTGATATAGAGATGGGTAAACTAGATACTAAAGCTCAAAACATTATTGATGATCATTATAAAAAATTTCCAAACCATAATGGATTATTAAACTGGAGAAAAGCAACTTCTATGATAGATGATCAAGGAAGATTTATGGATATTACTTCTCCGGGGAAAATTGGGGGTGATTCTGCTAAATGGAAGATTACAGATATAAATAAACAAATTGGAGATTTAAGTAAAGAGGAATTATCAACTTTTAGAGGTGACCTTAAAACTAAGGCAACTAGTCTTTTAAAAAAAGCTAAACCGGTGATCAAAGGAGTCGTAAAAGGAGCATTAAAACAAATTCCCGTGGTAGGAACTGCATGGGGAGTGAGTGATGCTGCCGAAACCACAAAGAGGGGCTTAACTGAGCCCGATGAACTGGTAGTTGGTTATCACGCAGGACCTGATCTTGCACAGTGGTGGTCGGACTATAAAGCTAAGCAAAAAGATAAACCACCTACTTGGGCTAGTTCTTCCTTAATTAATCCCTTAAAAAAATCTCCACCAGATGATGGTCAAGAAGTAGTAAGTGAGGAAGTAAAAGAAACAGAAACTAAACCACTATTCGGAAAATATGCAAACCAAATCAAAGACATCAAAATACCCTAAGACCTGGCTCCTGGCGCCTGAATCAGGACCCACGCCTCAGGGGTTGAATATTAATTATAATACTGTTAAAACAACACAGGAGAAAAGTAATGGCAGACAAAATAGACAAGTCCTTAACACAGGGACCAAGAGGGTCCGTAACTATACCGGGTGAAGAAGAAGTTCAAGAAACTGTTAAAGAAGTTTCAGTAGAAGAGGAACAAGCACCAGGGCCCATAGAAACAATTGAGAATGAAGATGGATCAGTCGATATTGATTTTGATCCTAATGCAATTTCACCAGAAGGTGGCGATGAGCATTACGCTAACTTAGCAGAATTTTTACCAGACAATGTGTTACAAGAAATGGGATCAGACCTTTCTCAAAAATACATGGACTACCAAATGGGTAGAAAAGATTGGGAGAAAACTTATACCACAGGTTTAGATTTATTAGGTTTCAAATACAATATGAGAACTGAACCATTCCAAGGAGCGAGTGGTGCAACTCACCCAGTACTTGCTGAAGCTGTAACTCAGTTTCAAGCTTTAGCTTATAAAGAATTATTGCCAGCAGATGGCCCAGTTAGAACAGCTGTGATTGGTGCTCCAACACCAGAAAAACAACAGCAGTCTCAACGTGTAAAAGATTATATGAATTACGAGCTCATGGAGAAGATGAAAGATTATGAGCCAGACTTTGATCAAATGCTATTTTATTTACCACTAGCGGGATCAGCTTTTAAAAAAGTTTATTTCGATGAACTTGAAGGCAGACCCACATCAAAGTTTGTACCTGCAGATGATTTGATTGTACCGTACACTGCTACCTCATTAGAAGATGCGGAAGCAATCATCCATCGGGTAAAGGTATCTAAAAACGAATTAAGAAAACAACAAGTCGCTGGCTTTTATAGAGATATAGAGTTAGGCACACCAAGCAATGTTGAAAACGATGTAGAGAAAAAAGAGAGAGAACTAGAAGGACAAAGAAAAACTCAAGACGATGATGTTTATACTTTGTTAGAGTGTCATATTAATTTAGACCTAGAAGGATTTGAAGATCAAGATGAGTCTGGTGAGCCTTCTGGAATTAAAATTCCTTACATTGTTACAGTTGAAGAAGCATCAAGAAATGTTTTAGCAATTAAAAGAAACTATGAAATTGGAGATCCAAAGAAAAATAAAATAGATTATTTCGTTCACTTTAAATTTTTACCAGGCTTAGGCTTTTATGGTTTTGGTTTAATTCACATGATTGGTGGATTGTCTAGAACTGCAACAGCTGCATTAAGACAATTGTTAGATGCTGGAACTTTATCAAACTTACCAGCTGGATTTAAAATGCGTGGGATTAGAATTAGAGACGACGCACAATCTATTCAACCTGGAGAGTTTAGAGACGTAGATGCTCCTGGTGGAAACTTAAAAGATTCATTTATGATGTTGCCATTTAAAGAACCATCAGCAACGTTATTAAACTTAATGGGTATTGTTGTTCAAGCTGGCCAGAGATTTGCATCGATTGCAGATTTACAAGTTGGTGATGGCAATCAACAAGCCGCTGTTGGTACAACAGTTGCATTATTAGAACGTGGAAGTAGAACTATGTCCGCTGTTCATAAAAGAATTTACTCTTCACTAAAACAAGAATTCAAACTTCTTGCAAGAGTATTCAAGTTATATTTACCTCCGGAATATCCGTACGACATAGTTGGGGGTCAAAGGATGATTAAACAAGCAGACTTTGATGATCGGGTAGATATATTGCCAGTTGCTGACCCTAACATCTTTTCTCAAACTCAGCGTATTTCCCTCGCGCAAACAGAGTTGCAGCTGGCAACTTCTAATCCGCAAATGCATAACTTGTATCAAGCGTATAGAAATATGTACGAAGCCTTAGGTGTAAAAGATATAGATACGTTATTAGTTAAACCACAACAGCCTACACCTTTAGATCCAAGTTTAGAAAACATCATGGCTCTTTCAGGAAAACCTTTTCAAGCTTTCCCTGGTCAAGATCATAGAGCACACATAACTTCGCATTTAAATTTTATGGCAACTAACATTGCGAGAAATAATCCAATGGTTATGGCAGCGATGGAAAAAAATGTTTTTGAACATATTAGTTTAATGTCTCAAGAACAGATAGAATTAGAGTTCCCACAAGAGTTAGCGCAGATTGCACAGATGAGTCAGATGGCGCAACAGAATCCACAGTTGCAACAACAGGTAATGCAAATGTCTCAACAGATAGAAGCAAGAAAAGCTGTGTTGATTGCAGAAATGATGGAGGAATTTTTAAAAGAAGAGAAATCAATTACCTCTCAATTCGATAATGATCCTATTGCGAAGCTAAGAGCAAGAGAGTTAGACCTTAGAGCAATGGATAATGAACGTAAAAAAACCGAAGGACAGGAAAAAATAAACTTAGATCGTATGAAAGCGGTAATGAACCGCCAAGAACACGAAGACAAGCTTCAACAAAACGATAAATTAGCTAATTTAAGAGCTGATACATCAATTGAGAAGACAATACTGGGTAAAACTATGCCAAATGTTGACAAAATG